CTCAATAATCCACAGATAATACCTCATTCAATTGTGGATGATAATAAGCGCTGCCTAAAGGCAACTTGAGAAAAACTTTGTTCCATTCAAACAACTGTTCAACACTCACCCCATAAATACCTTCTAAGCTAGTATAATCAAACTTTAAGACCTTAATATGATTAAAAAGAACTTTATGCTCTTCTTGCTTATTTTCGAGTGGTTGAAATTGTGTTAATGAGTTAAAAAGGGGCAGAAAATCCATATTCCTATAATTATAGGATAATTGTCTCATAAATAGATGACAAGCGTCACCTTTCTTGAATATGGTATCTGGTTGATTCTTAGACCTACCAGCAGATCTGAACTGTGATAGACCAGGATAAGCGATGTATCCATTATGCATAACTCCATCTATAGTGTATATGGCATTGCTCCAATGACATCTTAAGAAAGTACCTTTCTCAAAAGTGGGAGGATGTACCAATTTTGCAGACATGCCCAGATCTATGTATTTATCTAAGCTTCCAAGCACCTGCAAACAATATACAGTTGCACATAAATTTGTCAAACTATTACTAAGACTGGTTATTGGAAGACCTGTTTGAAACATGCTAAGATCCTTATCACCTTCTACACAAGATAATTTTAACATATGCTCACACAATCTAGGACCATTAAAGGTAACAGGACTTGATATTATTTTCCTAAGAAAATTAACATCATCAGTCGAAGCTCCTAAAATTTCCATTATTTTCAAATTGCTAGTTATTGGTCCAATTAAGGATTGACTAGCATCAAATTGTGTAAAATCATTCTCAACATATCTAACTACACCCCCTTCTTTAATAACGAGATATGAATCATCACCCATAAAGATAAAATGTATATCATTATCTCCCATTAAAAGTAAGGAGTCGGCCCATTTTGCTAAAAAGACATCAGTTGCACCACAAGCGTAGGTAGGATATATATTATATTTACCTTTAAACCTACATTTAGTATCAGCCTGTCTGATACAACATAATTTCTTCAACCTCTTAGTCATAATCGCCACCAAAGTGCCATAGTGCACAGCAACATGCGGTGAACTAGCTATTATTGGTCTAACAACTTTATCAGTATCCCTAAATTCATCCAATTTTTCACCAGCT